AAAAATCCTCGTTCTCTATGCCAACGATTTACTTCTTCGAAGCCAATGTCCATAGATGGTTTAGTAGCTGTACAATGTATTATAAAATAGTCTGTTGATTTTCTGCTCATAATTTTTTCTGTTGTTGTTGAATTTCCTTAACCCAGTTATCTGGTAAAAGTTTCTTGGTTGAATAAACACAATGGTATTTAAAGCCCTTAAGCTCACACCATTTTGCATAAGTTGTTTTTGATTTTTTTCCTATTTTTGTTTTAGAATTTGAGAATACAAATCGAATATCTAAATGAGGATGTTGTGATTTAATGAATAAATGTTTCTTCCTATCCGAAGTTAGGAACTGACCTTTTGTTTCAAATATTATTTTTAAATTATCTAATGCTGGACAATTAAAGTCTGGCGTATATTTAGATAATTTTTCAGGCTTGAGGTAGGAAACTTTATAATCTTCATAACCAAACTTAATATTCTGTTTGACTAAATAATTATTAAAATCCTCCTCAAGCTTTGATTTGAATTTAGAAGTCGGTTGCGTTGGAAACTTCTGTTTGAACTTCCTCATTCTCCGACCCATTTTTGCTTGAGCTGTCGCCAGTGACTTTATCAAAGCCATTTGCTTCAGCAGTTTGTCCACCACCCTCAACTAAATCTTTTACTTGAACTGATTTAAGTCTTAACGATACACCTGCACCAAGTGCTGGAGTGTACCAAGGAAATGGTTGATAGCTTACACGAAGTATTGAACCTCCCCAGATATTTACATCTGAACTAATAGGTTTCAATTCGTTATCGAATAATGCTGGCCTTTGTTTAAAAGTGTCTCCAGTTTTACCATTGGTACCACTGGCTTTCATTTTAAACTTAAAGATAACATTACCTTCCTCATCTTTTTTATAAGGTGGGTTATGTTCCTTTATAGTTTGTTTGTTTGATTTTTCTTTAGCCTCATTGACAGCTTTGATTTGATATTGCTTTATAATTTTTATCAACTCTTGAGCTTGAGTATCCTTAAGGCTTAAGTCTACTTTGTACTCACCTTCTGGTTTGAACCTCACATCACATTTTGTCAAATGTGGATATATGGCTTTACCAAAAGGAGAAGTATATGTTTGTGCTTTTTGCATCTGAACCCTCCTGGTTCTTTGGTTATTATTAATTTGATGAAGCTTCTGTTCATCTATAGTGTCCTCTTTAGAACGCTAGCGTAGTGGTTTAGCTACAAAAATAATAACTACCTAGTACATTTTTAATATCCAGGTTTCCTTGTTTAGGAAGTGCTGGGATTTTATGTCTTAAGTTTTTAGGAACCTGAAGTTCAACCTCCTTAAGAAATTCATTCAATAAATTTTTGTTATCAAATATTTCTACGAAGGCTTCTCTTAATGCTATGTTCATAGTAGATACATCTGTAGCTAGTACACCAAAACTATCGTGTACGCAGGCAAAGTTCTCAATACTATATTCACTAGCTTTACATACTGCTTTCATTAACAAAGAAGCATCTAACGAATGAACAAAACATGGAGCTATAGAATTGGCTACAGCTTTTTTATTTATCTTATTTGTTTCAACAGCAATATTAACTTTCCTAATATCAGGTGTATATGTACCACTCTTTGGTCTAAATATTTTTTCACCCATATAAGTATTAACTCTTTTAGTTGTTAATTGTGGACAGACTAATTGAACAATAGCTCCTGTTGGAGTTGTCCATACAACAGGCAATCCATTTTCAGAAACTAATTTAGATACTGTTTGCAACCACTTCATCGCTTCTTTAGCAGATAAGATAACTTCATCTAAAGCTTTCCAAACTAATCTTGAAAGATAAGCTGAACCTTTAAATATATTTGGAGTTTCTGGTTTAGGATTTCTGTCTGTAGAAAAAGGAATTTCAATACCTTCTTCTTCCATATCCTCCAGGTACTCTTGGATATATTTTCTACAAGAGAATTGTGTAAGTCCATAGACAATACACATAGTGACTTTCTTTGTAGTCTTTCTGTTTATCCCATAGTCTAACCAAATATCTCGTAGCAAACTATCTTCTTCTTTTTCAAGAAGTTCTTTTGTTTTGGAAGCAACCTCACCATATACATCTTGAACCTTATTACTTGGTATTAAGTTTACAGCCTGGCCACCAATTTCATCTTTAAGTAATCCAGAATAAATTTGTAAACCTGAATTAGTACAATCAGAATAACAAATTAAATGTGTAATAAACTTTAATGATTTGTTTGATTTACAAAAATTATTCCATTCAAAACAAAATGCCAAGAATTGTACAGGTTCGGAACAATGAGCCCAAAACTCGTAGTGATTATGTGGGTCTTCAGCAGTTGCTTTAATATGTTCTTCATTTTCCTCAACCCATTTAACTCTATTGTCTAATGTATCTTTATCGTGACCAAACATATTAGCTCCATGGATAGCAAGCTTTCTTACAGCTCCTTCACCAGCTAAAGGTTTACCATTTCTAAATAACAATAGACCTTTTGCTAAATCATTATTCTGATAGTTTAATCCTTCAGGTACACAATAAATTCTATATCTAAAATCATATTGTAATGGAAACCAGAACTCTAAAAATTGTTGGTATGTATCTGCAACACTAAAAACTTTTTCAGTCAATAATGCTTTACTATCTATTGTAGCATTAAAATCACATACAGCTTTTTTCCTCCTGCTGTAATCTTTTCTTGCTACTTCATTAGTTGCTATATCAAAAGGTTTAGTAGGTTCCTCTATTTTATGAGAAGGTAGACCAGCAATTGCTAATCCCTTGTCATGAATAGTCCTCATAACCTGGTATACAGGAATGTTTATTGTAAACGCTGTCTCCTGTAATGTGTTTATACATTTATAGACTTCAGGCATTTCATGTGCTCTGTTTGCTATTTCTTCCAGATATGCTCTGGATGCTCTTTTCACCATATTATAGTGCATCTTTTACCTCATTATTTGTTGATTGATTTTCTGGCTTTGTGTAGCCATTAGTGGAACTTAATTGATTAGGCCTTAAATCCTTGATGTAATAACCACCTGAATATGGGTTGTTATCCCACCTTTTAGGTTTAATTACCATCGGCTCCCTAAATGGTTTAAGTATTTCTGCATGGATTTTTTTCTGTTCAATCCAGGTCATAGTTTTCTCGGTTGCCTGGACATAAACAATGGACTTGCCTTTTACAGCAAATGTTTTGGTGAGTTTAATAAAGCCAGTTGTGCTAGCTAATAATTCAAGAAGTAATTTACCGAGTTTTACTTTCTCTTCTTTAGACCAACCAGAGTATTCTAGTTCATGTCTGTTCATAGCGTATTGAAATACCTTACGCTTATGCCTGTAGTTATTTTTTGATTTTAACCACTCTTTTGTTTGAGTATAATTTTTATTATCGCTCTCTTTGAAGTACAATAACCTGGCCTCATCCTCAATTGCTGAAGCTATTTTAAGTAAAGCTTTAGTTTGAGTGGATGAAACAGTGATACTATCTAGTACAGCTTTTAATGTAATAAAGGCTATACCTGACCACCTCTCTGGTTTATCTTCTGCCACTTCCTGAATAGGAATACACTTTGATAATAAGGTAGCTTCGGTTGCATACCTCTTCGCATGGCCATCAAAAGCTTCAGTAAAGTATTTCTCAATACCCTCACATAAAGGCTCTAATCCTGATTGGATTAATACCTGGCCATATACTGTTGTGCTTTCATTGGTTTCTCTAGGTTTACCAGAATTTTCACCTACTTTTGCCCTAGCTTTATTGATTGTCTTATGGAACCTTTTTATTCCTGACCTAATCATAGCCAACTCTATTTGTTTTTCTGCTTCTATTTTTTCATGTAGAGTTGAAGGCACATTCTGTGAGTTTTTAAGAATGCCGAATTTCTCTAGTATTTTTGCGTCTATTTCCATATTAGCCTCATTAGTGTTTATAGTTTGTTCGTAGATTGTGTGCATTGAAGTGCACATCTACTACGCCAGCGTACATATCACATATTAACTATGCAACAGTTTATTCGGCTTGATTTATAAGGTATTCTACTACGCCAGTGTAGATAACTCGGAGGCGTAATTTGTGGTTGTAGCTTTTAAGTCTACCGACAAATCATTTAATGTTAGTTTACTTAACTTAATCACTTACGCCTCCTTCAAGCTTTGCATCTAGTGCACTTAAATGCACTATTGATGCACATTATTTTTACTAGCTTTTACCACCAGAGACAACTTTTAACTCGTCTCTTAATGTATCCAGTTTCTTTGCCATATTAATCTTACCTTTAGGAAAGAAATGAACATATCTTCTTGCAACAGGTGAATTGAAACTCCAACCCATCCAGTCACAAACTTCCATAAATGTAGCTCCTGCTTCAGCTAGCCTCGAAGCACAAGTGTGTCTACAAGTATGAAACACAAAGTCTTTGTTATCAGCTTGTCCAAGTTGCTGTCTTACCATCTGCCACTTGTAAGTCATTTGCCTGTAGCTGGTCTCAAAGAATGTTTTCATGTTAGACCTACGCATCAATATTTCTTTTGTTCTAGTAGCTAGACCAATCGAAGTATGAGTGTCAGTCTTTTGTCTATACACATGAGCTGTCCAACCATCTTTATTCTTTTGCAAATCCTTTGGCGCAAACTTAATCGCTTCTTCAGCTCGACAACCTGTATCTATAAGAACTTTTACAAAGTCTTCCAAGTCATGGAAACCAAAAGTTTTACATTGTTGGTAGATAGCTTCTTCTTGCTCGTATGTATAAATAGCAAGCCTTGTTAGCTTTTCTTTTTTTCTAGGTATCTTTAACAATTTGTCTGCTGTTATAGTACCTTGTTCCAAAGCGTGTCTGAACACTTTGTTTATGCAACAAGCCCTTCTATTATTTGTAGCTGTTTCAGAGAACTGTTCGGTAAACTTATACCATTCAGTTTTATCTATTTCTCTTAACAACTTATCTTTACCCCAAAAGGAATAGAAATAACTGAAGAAGTATTTTTGTCTTTTACCATGTTCAGTATCTTTCCACCCACTCTCTGGGTCATTATAACAAGCTTCGCAAGCCTGCTCTAATGTTGCTTCAGTAGTTGCTCTTCCTGCTGGTACATTCTTACCATCAATCAAAGCTTTACGAAGCGCATCTTCTTTAGCAAGAGCATCATCATGCGTATCACAAGTAGCAGTTTTTCTACCTCTACCTTTTACTGATACGAACACTCTGAACTTACCATTTGCTGTCTTACTTATACCCATAATTATATAGCCTCCTTTATTTTATGGTTATTGAATAGGCCTCTAAATTTATGACCAACAGTAGTAAGCATGACATCTTTTTGTCTTCTGTCTTGCGTACTTTCTGAAAGTTTAATCAAGCCTAGATTTACTAACACTGCACAATTTCTACTCATTGATGCAGAGTTTAAAAAAGTTCCATATAAATCTGCGAACTTTTTGTTTG